TTCTGATATCTTCATCTAGGATGTTTCCACTCCTTCATTTTTTTTGCATTTTCTAATTTTGCCTCTTCTTCTGCTTTAGCTTTATCCATTGCTTCCATTTCTTCTGTAATTCTTTTTTGTTCAGCTTCATCAGCTATTCTTCTATCTTCCATACGTTTTACATATATATTATAATCTGGTCTTTCATGGTCATATTTAGACCACAATGCTTGAGCTTCCTTCCCTATGCGGCCGTCAATCGGGCAGGGCGTACCAGCTTGTATCATTGACTCAAACACACGCTCATCTTGACATAAAATAGCAACTGCTGCTACTTTCATGCCAAAATCATTAAGTATCCTAGCTAATTTTAATCTTTCACAATTTTTATCTATAAAATGTTTACCACCACTAATACCAAGACCGAATGTTTGAACACCTAAAGATCCTCCTACAGCGCAAACATCTTGCGTCATACTGTTGTATGATGGTGATGAAGCTGATGGTGGTGCTGATTTAGTATTTGAGTTAGTTGTACTGTTTGTTGTACTATTAGAACTTGATCCAGATTGATATGTTGTAGTTGCTGTGGATGTATATCCACCTTCAATTGCAGTATTAGATCCTGAAGTATTTGTTTGTGTAGAACCTGCTCTAGCTGGTCCACCACAAAAAGCTAACAAAGTCATTAATATAATTAATATACCTGTAAAATAATAGTTCATCCTACTAACCTCCATTATTTTTTTCAACCTCATTTTCATATGTCTTATCTACACTTTTATCACAACTGCACCCTTCACAAGTGCAAACTCCATATTCATCTGCATGTAATTCTTTATCTTCACCACAATGACAAGGATGAAAACATGTATTACATGAACTCATATTATTTAACCCAGCTTATTAACCAATTCCAAATTTTTTTAATTGGTTCTACTATCCATCTTCTCCATAGATTAGCTGCTCTATTTATTACTCTTTTAATCATTTTTTTTCTCCTCCATTTCGTAAAAGTACTTGTCGGTGTCTTCTGTTTTCCATTGACCAGAATCTTCTACGTTCCACTCTGATGTTTGCACTTTCCAGTCAGGAATATCATCTTTCACAGTGAAAGAAGGTAGATCCCATATACATCTATTGTTAGGTTGTGCTGCATAATTACCATCATCTAATGCAATTATGTGTGCGCACTTGTGTTCGTGCGGTATCTCAGAATGTTCGACGTCTAGTATATTACTCTCTGGATGTGCAAAGTCAACGGTAAATAAATAATTACCGTGATGCCATTTTTTATCTTTGCCTATATATTTACCTGCTGTGCCACCTAGAATATCCCAAATGTGAACACAAGGATAATAACTAAAACAATTCCAAAGCTGAAGTTCATCAAGTCTACGTTTAGGAACATCTTCCGGTCTAAATCCTCTCTGAATGAAGGCAGAAATCGGGAGACGATAAAAGATAGCGCCATTCTCCATAATCGCATGAAATAAAATAGCGTGACCTGCAATAGAGCTAAGACCAAAGATAATACAGTCTTCAACTTCTCCATGATGTTTTTTAAGATCATATAAATACTCCTTTCGTATTTGTGCATACTCTACTGGTATGTTTGCATTTAGATAAGACATAATTACTCCTCATTTTATTTCTCCCCAGTTACTACCAGATTCATAATCCACTTTATTTGGTATCTCTAATTCAACTGCGGATTCCATAATTTCTTTTATACGTTTAGCTTTTTTATCATCTTCTACAGAAATATCCAATTCATCATGCACTTGTATATGTGCAACAATGCCCTCTTTATATAATTCTAGCATAGATTTTTTAGTCATATCTGCAGCTGATCCTTGAATTAATTTGTTTAAAGCTTTGTATGTGTAAGCACGCTTGATGCCTGCTCCATATTCCTGGCGGGCTTGGTCAAATGGTAAAGCTTTATGTATACCGAATTGATTCGGTTCCCATAAATGAAACCTACAAAGTCTACCTAATAAAGTTCTTATTTGTCCACGTTGCTGTGCTCTGTTAGATACAGATTTGGTTAAAGATTTAACAAACGGAACTCTTTCGTGATAGATAGAAAATAATTCTTCTGCTTTATCTTTTGATACACCAAGTTCTGCTTGTAATTTTGCTTTACCCATACCATAAAACAAACCAAGATTAATTACTTTAGCCTGACTTCTTGGTATGTCTGCCATTTTTGCAACTATAGTATGAAAGTCAGCGTCACCATCTTCATAAGAATCTTTAACGCCAAAGACACTTGTGTCTTGATCAAGGGATGCATAGTGCACTACAAGTCTTGGTTCTTGTTGACTGTAGTCAAAGC